ATCTATCAGAAATTACTGATATGTCACAATTTGCAGGTGACATTGCTTATTACGAACAAATTCAACAATATCTTTCATTGCTTGATATGACACTTAATGGTCACACTATGGTTGATTTTGCTCGTAGACAAAATAGAATTTATATTCATGGCCATTTTGAAGATTTAGATGTCGTAGCCGGCGATTTTATCGTATACGAATACTATAGTACAATCGATCCTGATACTCATACTTCAATATATAATGATTTGTGGTTAAAAGAATACACAACTGCTCTTATCAAACTTCAATGGGGAATGAATCTTATGAAGTTTGAAGGCATGCAGCTACCGGGTGGTGTAATTATTAATGGTCGCCAGTTATATGATGATGCTACAGGAGAACTCCAGGACTTAAGGGAAAGAATTAGACTTGAATTTGAAATGCCAGCTGACTTTTTTATAGGATAAATCATGGCTACCAATTTTTATTTTAGTCAAAAGGTAAGATCAGAACAAAACCTTTATGAAGACATTGTTCTTGAATCTATTAAGATGTATGGACAAGACGTTTATTATCTACCGCGTGACATTGTAAATGAAAATAAAGTATTTGGTGAAGATGTTCCTTCTTCATTTAATTCATCTTATAAAGTTGAAATGTATATCGACAACATCGAAGGATTTGACGGTGAGGGAGATCTTTTTACTCGATTCGGTGTTGAAATTAGAGATGAAGCAACCTTTATTGTATCTAGACGTAGATGGTCACAAACAGTTTCTAGATATGACAACAATATTTCAGGTGATAGGCCAAGAGAAGGTGATCTAATATATCTTCCTCTTTCAAATTCTATGTTTGAAATCACACACGTAGAACATGAGCAGCCTTTCTATCAATTATCAAATCTTCCAGTATTTCGTTGTAGAGCACACTTATTTGAATATAATGATGAAGACTTTGATACTGGTGTCGACACTATTCAAGATATTGAAGAAAGATACGCATATCAATATGCTCTTAAATTAGATTCTTCAAGTTACTTTACTGTTCCTGGAAACCTTGTGGCACAAACTCTTTCAGATGGAGCGGTTATGTCAGGTGAAGTAATGAAATATTCTGATAGTGATGATCTTCTTTTCGTTGGTCATGTAGGATCTAGCGATGGACTTTATCGTAACTTTGTGACAAGTGATTCAGCTTCTCTTAAAATTAGAATTTCTGGTAACGGTCGAAATGATTCAGATCTTACAATACTTTCAGTAACTGATTCAGATAACAAAATATCTGAAAATGAACAAAATGCATTCTTCTCAGAATATATTGACGATTTCCTTGACTTCTCTGAAAGCAATCCATTTGGTGATCCGGAGAATAACTAATGTTTGGTGGACACTTTTATCATGAAAAAACAAGAAAAGCAGTTGCTCTCTTTGGTAAACTGTTTAATAACTTGTATGTAGTTCGTAAGAATAGTAGTGGCGCAGTTATTTCTCAAGTAAAAGTTCCGTTGGCGTATGCTCCAAAATCAAAATATCTTGAACGTCTTAGAGAAAATCCAGATTTAACAAATGATACAAAAGTAGCTATTAAGCTTCCTCGTATGTCTTTTGAAATTACAGCTTTTTCGTATGATAACCAGAGACAGTTAACAAAGACAAATCACTTTACACAATTTGGTACTGCTAACACAAATAGAAATAAATTTCTTACTGATGTTCCTTATGTACTTTCATTTCAATTAAATATTTATGCTAAAACACAAGATGATGCGTTACAGTTAGTAGAGCAGATTTTACCTACGTTTAATCCACAATACAGTGTAACGATGAAGCCGTTTTCAGATTTTCCAAGTATACTTGAAGATGTGCCGGTTACTATATTAGGTGTAAGCTTTTCTGATGATTTTGAAGGAGAGCTTGGAGCTCGTAGAACTCTTGTGTATACCATTGACTTTGAAATGAGAATAAAATATCATAGTGCAACAAATACTGGTAAAATCATTAGAGATTCTCGTGCAAAAATATTTGATATTAAAGGTGGATTACAAGATTCTGATTTAAGACTAGTAACTCTTCAAGTTACCCCTGATTCAGATGGAATAAATATATTAGGTGATTCTGACTTTGGATTTACTACAACACATTATGGTGCCGACAGTGACGTCTCATGATAACAATTCTAAGAATGATTATGATTATTCGCGCGACACGTATTACGAACTCTTAGAAAAAGGTAAAGAAGCTCTTGAAGATATGATTAACGTAGCTCGAGAATCAGAACATCCAAGAGCTTATGAAGTACTATCAGGTATGATAAAAAATATTTCAGACGTAAATGACCGTTTGATGGATCTCAATAAAAAACAAAAAGATCTTGAGAAAAAGGATGATATAAAGCAAGTTGAAAATCAGCAAAATAATTTTTATTTGGGATCTACTGCTGATATTCAAAGAATGCTTCAAGGTGATGTAATTGATGCTGAACCAGTTAAGAACGTATCTCGGGAATCCGAATCTCAAACGTGACGGTGTTCAAGAACAATGGACACCTGAAAAGTTAAGAGAATATAAGAAGTGTATGGATGATCCCGTATATTTCGCAGAAAAATATGTAAAGGTAATTTCACTCGATAAGGGATTAGTTCCATTTAAATTATATCCTTATCAGAAAAAAATGTTTGGTAATTTTAATGAGCATAGGTTTAACATTGTACTCGCCTGCCGGCAAAGCGGTAAATCAATATCAGCATGTGCGTACATGCTCTGGTATGCGTTGTTTCATCCGGAAAAAACTGTTGCAATCTTGGCTAACAAAGGAGCAACGGCAAGAGAAATGCTTGGGCGTATCACCCTTATGCTTGAAAACTTACCGTTCTTTTTGCAACCAGGATCAAAAGCTGTTAACAAAGGTTCGCTTGAGTTTGGTAATAATTCTAGAATCATTACTGCTGCAACCTCTGGGTCTTCTATCCGTGGTTTGTCTATCAACCTTCTTTATCTTGATGAGTTTGCTTTCGTAGAAAGAGCAGCAGAATTTTATACTTCCACATATCCAGTAATTTCAGCCGGTAAAGATACTAAAGTTATTATTACATCTACTGCCAATGGTATTGGTAATATGTTCTATAAACTTTGGGAAGGATCTACACAAGGCGTGAATGAATTTCACGCGTTTAGAGTTGATTGGTGGGATGTTCCAGAACGTGATGAAAAATGGAAAAATGAAACAATAGCCAACACCTCTCAATTGCAATTTGATCAAGAATTTGGAAACACTTTCTTTGGCACCGGTGATACACTTGTTGGTGCAGAAACTCTTATGAAATTCAGAGCGCACAATCCTAAAAGATTTTTAGAAAACGGTGACTTTTTAGTATATAAAGAGCCAATAAAAAAGCATGAGTATATTATTACAGTTGATGTTGGAAAGGGAAGAGGCCAAGACTATTCTACATTTAACGTGATCGATATTAGCGTGTCGCCTTTTGAGCAAGTTGCTGTTTATCGCAACAATACTATCTCGCCTTTGCTCTTCCCGAATATTATTTATAAATATGCAAATGTCTATAACAAGGCTTATACAATTGTAGAATCAAATGATCAGGGATCTGTAGTGTGCAATGGTTTATATCATGAATTAGAATATGAAAATGTTCACGTAGAATCCGCGGTAACAGCAGATTCTATTGGAATATTGATGACTCGCAAAGTTAAAAGACTAGGTTGTTCTGGTCTTAAAGATATTTTAGAAAATGGAAAACTAAAAGTTGTAGATGAAAATACAATTCTAGAAATATCTACATTTGTGGCCAGAGGACAGTCATATGAAGCGGCAGATGGAAATCATGATGATTTGATTATGAATTTAGTTATGTTTGCATTTTTTGCGCAAACTCAATTCTTTAATGACATGACTAATATCAATTTAAAACAAATGTTATTCGAGAAAAGAGTAAAAGATATTGAAGATGACATAGTGCCATTCGGATTTGTCGACGATGGATCTGATTATATAGATCAGATTGAGAGACCTGAATGGGTGATTGAATTTGATGAAAATTGATTTTATATAAATATAACCATACAGTGAACAATCGTATTATGACCCATAAAATTAACCCAAAGAGGTACAATCATGGCACTTTTTACACCATCTGAATCTCCTGCGGTTGTCGTTAAAGAGGTAGATCTGACAGGCGGTGTGCCAAATGTTCAGACTTCTACTGCAGCGTACGCAGGTAAATTCATGTGGGGGCCGGCTAACAAAACAGTATTAGTATCTAATGAAGAAGATCTAGTAGAAACTTTTGGAACACCGGATACAGCCCACTCAATTAATTTTCATGACGCATCTTATTTTCTGCGTTATTCAAACACTCTTCAACTAGTACGTATCGCTGATTCTTCTTCAGGAAACGCGGTATCAACTTCTGGTCAAACTTCTGCATTTGCAGTTGGCACTTATACCGTACCGACTGTTAAAAATGAAGATGATTTTGATGCTCAGTTTGCAAATCTTGATTCTGACGGGCATACATTTATAGCACGTTTTCCAGGATCACTTGGTAATGGAATTAGAGTTTCAGTTTGCCCACCATCAGTTACTGATTCAGCCTTTGACGGCTGGATTTATAAAAGCTCTTTTGATGCAGCACCCGGCACTTCTGATTTTACTTTTGCTCGTAGCGGATCAAATGATGAAGTACACGTTGCTGTAGTTGACGTAAATGGAGTATTTAGCGGAACTCAAGGAACAGTACTAGAAACATATCCGTTCTTATCAGTAGCAAGCGATGCTAAAAACGTTAATGACGGATCGTCAATCTTTATTAAAGATGTTCTTAACGAACGTTCTGAATACATTAACTTTATTGATTTTGATTCTAACTTCAAAAATTTTGGTAATGCTGGTACAGCAACAACTTCCGGAACATCTAAAGAGTTTCTCGGTAATGCTGTACAAACATCTGCAGTTGTTAACTTTGAGTTTGATTCAGGTACAAACTCTGGAACAATCTTCCCT